CTTAACTCCCGGCTCGTGGTCCCATATATTCGTCACGTATGACGGTGGGACGACTGGCAGAGACTCTGGGGATTTGGCTGACTATTATGGCCGTTTTGAGATATGGATTGATGGCGTTTCCCAGACGTTGACCAAGAGCCACGACAACAATGGTTGTGATAGTGAGATCGTTGCTGACGTGTTCCGCATAGGCGAGTACGGCAATTCCTCTAAGCATATGCGTGACGGGTATGTTGATGAACTCGCAATATGGGAAGGCGATGAAACCGCAAACGTAGCCGCTATATATAACTCGGGTTCTACACACGACTTGTCGCTACTCGGTAGCGCACCCGACCATTGGTGGCGCATGGGTGACGGAGACACTTACCCAACGTTAACTGATAACGTTGGTTCGCTTAACTTCACTATGAACAATATGTCGGCTTCCGAGATAGTGACTGACGCACCTTAGGGGGTTCAGTGGACCAGTGGCAGACCAAAGGCCCGCAAGTGTGCGCATGGATTGAGTCCATGCTTGTGCACGGTGAGGGTGATGTTTATGGGCAACCGTTTAGGTTGCGTGCCGACCAACGCTTATTCATATACAGATGGTATGAGCACGAGAATTCGGGTCGTTGGAGGTACGACCGTGCGTACCTCCAGCAACCCAAGGGTGCCGGTAAGACGGAGTTGGGTGCTGCACTCGGTTTAGCTGAGTTCTGCGGCCCTGCTGCCCCGGCCGGGACTCCGAATATTCCGGTTGGTGCTGCTAGTTTCGAGCAGGCTAATCTGTTGTATTCTCGTGCACGGCAGATGTGTACGCATGAGGCCAGTCCGTTGGCTCCTCATATCGAGGCTTACGATACTGAACTGATGTTCCGTGACGGTCGTCCGGGGAGAATGTATCGGGTCGCTGCGGAGGCTGGGACCCAAGACGGTGGTTTGCCGACGTTGTTCCTGGCAGACGAAGTGCACGAGTGGACCGGTAAGAAAGCTCGGGTGCATCTCGTTATCAGCAACGGTTTGACTAAGCGGACTCCGCCGGGGCGGAACCTCAACCTCTCCACTCCCGGTTCATATAACACGATCAACGATACCCCTGCGGGGCTGTTGCATCAAAAGGGGTTGAAGATCCAGTCTGGTGAGGATGAGGCGGGGCGGTACCTGTTTAGCTGGACTCACGCTGATCCTTCCGACTATGACCTTTCGGATCCGGTAGAGTTAGAGGAAGCGACGAGGGTTGCTAATCCTTCCGCTTCTGATGATCGAATAGAAGCGCTGATTGACCGATATGCGGAGATTCCGGAACACGAGTATGCCCGGTACCATCTGGCGAACTGGTTGTCTTCTACAGACCGATGGTTGCCCGCTGGCTTGTGGGATGCGCTGCCGACTAAAACCCTCGCCGGGGGCGAGGATATCGTCCTTGGCTTCGACGGGTCCTATTCGGGTGATTCGACTGCTCTTGTTGCTTGCAGCGTTGAAGACCCTTGTGTGGTACTGCTTGGCCTTTGGGAGCGTCCTGAGGACGCTAGAGAGGGTTGGGTTGTACCACGGGAAGCAGTGTCAAAAGCTGTTGCTGACGCTTTCCAACGCTTTAACGTCAGAGTGATGGCTTGCGATCCCCCTGGCTGGCATCGTGAAATTGATGAGTGGGCAGACACCTACGGTGAGACTGTCGTAATTCATTGGGCTACGAACGTGCGTAAGCGTATGGCAGAAGCTTGTTCTCGGTTCTTTACATCAGTTTCCTTGGGTGAGATTGCGCACGACCACGACCCGTCGCTGTCTAGACATCTTGACAATTGCGTAACGAAAGATACCCCGCAAGGGACGCTGATCGTTAAGGATGTCACGTCGAAGAAGATTGATGCGGCGGTGGCCGCTGTTGTGGCCTACAACGAAGCTTGTGTGGTTGGCGATGAACCGCCCGAACCGCAGCTAAATATATCTTTCCTTTAGGAGTTAGTTCTTGTGTCTATTCTTGTAGCGGTACTAGTTGGGATGGGGGTGTCGGCTGTTGTGGCCGGTGTTGCCCTGATTCATCCCCCTAGCGCTTTCATTGTCGCTGGTGCGTTCTTGATAGGTGCTGGTGCTTTGAACGTCGATGACGGGTCGGGTGTCCAATGAAACTAGGTAAGCGGTTGGTGAGTAGGTATTCCCTAACTCAGTACGTGCAGGACGTTGGTGCGACCTTTAACGGTAACCCCTTGGGCGCATACCAGACCTATGACACGAACGGTATTGGGATTGAACCTCCCCGCATGGACTACGACCGTAACGTGGCAATGTGGCAAAGTGATCCCATTGTGTACACTGTCGTCCAGACTCGGTTGCTGGCGTTCTCCGAAGTGTATTTCCAGTGGTTAGGTATCCAGTCTGACGGCCAGCCGGGGAAGCTGTTTGGCACCAAGGAGTTAGATATTCTTGAAACTCCGTGGATCAACGGGACCACCGGCGATCTGTTGGCGTGGATGGAATTGGACGCATCCTTCGCCGGTAACGCCTATATCTGGAGGGACGGGGACCGACTGCAACGTTTGCGCCCTGACCTTGTAGATATCCTGATTGGTGACTCTTCGGGCCATCAGGTTCCCTCAACCGCTCTTGGCGCTGAGGTGGCTGGGTATGTCTACTACCCTGACGGTAGGGACAACGGTCTTGGCGGTAAGAACGATGGTGTTCTGCTGGCTCCGGGCGAGGTTGCGCACTATGCGCCTATTCCGGATCCGAACGCTTACGCTCGTGGCATGTCGTGGCTACAGCCGGTCATACGGGAAGTGTCAGCCGATCAACTAATGGTGGAACATCGGAACAACTTTTTCCAAAACGCTGCCACTCCGAACATGATCGTTAAGACCGGTCAGAACCTCACGGAAGAGCAGCGGAACCTTTTTGAACGGCGGATGTCCGCCAAACATGAGGGGTCACGGAACGCCTATAAGACGATGCTCCTTGAGGGTGGCGCTGACGCTACTGTTGTGGGTTCTGATCTTTCTACCGCTTTCGTTTCTGTGCAGTCCGCTGGGGAAAACCGCATAACGTCTGCTGCTGGTGTGCCGGGTATCATCGCTGGTCTTAAAGCTGGCTTGGACGCTGCGACCTATAGCAACTATGGGCAGGCACGTAGGCGGTTCTTGGACCTTACGGTCCGGCCGTTGTGGCGCATGGCGGCGGGTGCTCTCGCTACGCTCGTCAAGTCTCCCTCGGATGCTCGCCTTTGGTACGACGATCGGTACGTGGCTGCACTGCAGGAGGATGCGCAAGACGCTGCGAACATAGCCCAGACTAAGGCGACGACCGTTAGTACGTTGGTGAACGCTGGTTTCGATCCTGATGCTGCAGCCCAAGCTGCCAGCACGGGTCTTATTAACACGGTGGTTGGGCATCACTCGGGGCTTACCTCGGTCCAGTTGGTCGGTCCGGATGACGGTCAACCGGTTGCGGACAGTTCCGAACCGGAGGCTCGAGCCGCTGACGAGGCGGATCCGATAGCGGAAGCCCGCCAACGTGCTGAGGTTATTCAAAAGGTTTACCTCGGGGTGGGTGCTGCGGTCACTACTGAGGAAGCGAGGCTGTTGTTGGCAGAGGCTGGTATAGAGCTGTTGCCGGACGGTCTGCAGGAATTGGAGGGCGAACCGGCAGAAGATCCGGTCCTGCCCGTTGTTGATGTCGAAACGACCGAAACGGTCGAGATAGTAGAGGAAGAGGGCTCTAATGATAACGAGGACCTTTGATCTTTCAGATTTGACGGTTCGTTCCGAGGGTGACGGTAGGACTATCGTGGCATACGCTGCGGTCTTCAACACTCCTGCGGAGATCCGTGACCACGACGGTCACTACAACGAGACTATTGACCCGACTGCGTTTAACCGGACGCTCGCTGATAATAAGCCGGGCACGTTTCGTGCGTTGTTCAATCACGGGATGAGTTTGCACGGTACCCCTTCGGATCGTTTCTCGATGCCGTATGGGGTTGTGCAGGACGCCAAGGTGGACGCCTATGGCCTTCTGACCACGACGAGAGCTTCCGAGACTGATCTTGGTGACGAGGTTTTGCAGTTGGCTAAGGACGGTGCACTGCAAGGGTTTTCGTTTAGCGCTCAGTCGATCAAGTCCGAGCGTAGGGACCCTATGCCCGGTGCTGGCATCGACACCATCCACCGTCAAGAGTTCGCATTGAACGAGTTCGGTCCGGCCGTATTCCCGGCCTACAGAGAGGCTGAACTAGTAGGAGTGAGATCTAACCCTGCCACCGAAGATGGCGAGCAGGATAGAAACACTGACCCGTTGGTTGATCCCCAGCATTCGGTGTTGGCAATGACAGACACAGAGCTAGCCCAATACCGGGCACTGCTCGTCATCAAAGGAATTGATAAACAATGAGTATCGAAAAGATTGTGGCTCGTATGGCCACTCTTCGGGATGAGATGTTGACGTTGGCTGAGATGCCCGCCGATGAGCTCTCCGAAGAACAAGCAGAGACTCTTAGGGCTGGCGTTGCTGACCTTGAAGAGCTCGAAACCCAGCGTGTTGAAGCCCAAGAGAAGGTTGACCAGATTTCACGGCTCAAGTCGTTTGATCTTTCTCCCTCGAAGGTTGAGACTGTTGATCGTGCGACTGGTGTCACTGTTGACGCTGATAGCACTAGCAATCCTTGGGATGCTGCTGCGGTAACCCGTGCAGCTGCGGAGGGTAACGTTGCGGAACTGCACTCACGTGCGTTGTCCGCTGCTGAAACCACTCCGGGTGCCGATGACGGTGCACGTGAAGGACTCACCCAGCGTTTGGGTGAACTTGACGGCAACGGTCAGCTCTCCCGTTTGGTTCTTGCTACCACTTCACCAGCGTACAAACGTGCGTTTGCGAAGCTTGCTAAGCAAGAACAACACACTATGACCACTGAGGAAGCTGCTGCGGTTCAGACCGTTCGTGGTATGTCGGTTGGTACTGGTGCGGACGGTGGCGACCTTGTTATCCCTACCGATCTCGAGCCTGGCATTCGACTGTCTTCGGACGGTAATGCTGACCCGATTTCGGCTGGTGCGACCAAGGTCACCACTATGAGCAATAACTACCGGACGGTTACGAGCACTAACGCATCGTGGTCGTGGGATTCCGAGCTAGCAGAGGTTAGCGACGATACCACTACGTTCACAGAGTTGGATATCCCGCTTTATTCCGCTAACGCTTTCATCCCCGTGTCAGATGAATTGGTCGCTCAGTCGGCTTCTTCTGTCACTGAGGTTGTTGGCAAGGTGCTTAACGCTGGTCATGAAGACTTGGTTGCTGCTGCTGTTGCGACTGGTACCGGTTCGGGACAACCTACGGGACTTATCGTTAGCCTTACCGCTAGCGCTGACAACGTAGTGACTTCCGCTACCGCTGACACCTTCGCAGCTGCTGACCTGTATGCGACTTTTGAGGCTCTGCCCCCGAGAGTTCGACAGGCTGGCCGTGCGACTTGGGCCGCTAACATTGCGATCATTGATGAGATTCGTCAGTTTGCTTCCGCAGACGGTTCGGACCTGATCGCTCGCATTGGCGACGGTACCCCGCTTAAGCTTCTCGGCTCGACTATTGCTGAGGCTTCCAACATGGACGGCACCTATGGCACTGGCGAGAACTACGTTCTCGTTTATGGCGATATGAGCCAGTACTACATCGCTACCGCTATCGGTAGCACTGTTAAGTTCATCCCGACAGTTGCCGGTGCCAATGGTCGACCCATTGGCGCTGTTGGTTTCTACGTGAAGCATCGTTTCGGTGCCGACGTTGTAAACCCTGCAGCTTTCTCGATGCTTAACGTCACCTGATCCTAAAGTTTAGGAGACGGTAAACAACGGTTTAGGTACTCGGGGCCGGGGTATTGGTCTGCTGACCGGCCCCGAGATACCTACCAACAAGAAAGGCCAATGTGGCTGATTACGTAACTATTGCAGAACTTAAGACCTACCTTGGCGGTATGACCCGGACCACCGACGATGACTCTCTTGATGGCGCTATAAAAGCGGCTTGTCGTGAGATTGACGGTTGGTGCCGACGCACGTTCACTCTTGATCTTTCCGCATCCGCTCGACAGTTCACGGCGACCGATGGCTATCTTGTGGCTATCGACGATGCGGCTTCTATTACTTCTGTGCAGACCGACACTAACGGTGATGGTACTGCTACCTCTACTATCACTAGCTACCAGACGATTCCGACTAACGGAGCTATGGATGGGCTCACCGGTTGGCCGACTACCGCTCTAGCTAAGTATTCTGGTGGCACTGCTTGGCCGCTGGTTGCTGGCGTTCCGACTGTGCACGTGACTGCACGGTGGGGGTGGCCGAATACCCCTGATGCAGTCCGTCAAGCGACTTTGATCGTTGCAGCTGAACTGTTCAAGACTGCGGAAGCCCCGTTGGGTATCACGGATTCTATTGGCGAGTATGGCGCTCTTCGGCTCGGTAAGCAGATAACTGCCAGGGCTGCTCGTCTGCTGCATCCCTACCGAAGACTGCAGTTGGTCTGATGCCGTCCATACAGCAAGTTCGAGAGGCTTTGGCGGAAGCTCTGGACGACGTTTCTTCGGTTGAGGTTTACCCCACCATTCCGGGGAATGCTAACGGCCCCGCTGCTGTTGTTGGTTTCCCCTCAATCGGGTACCACGAGGCTATGGGCAATGGTCTAGTGCAGTATGAGATCCCGGTATATGTCCTTGTGGGACGTGCGGACGATATTGAGGCACAAGGCAAGCTCGAGGATTTGGTTTCGTCTGCTGGTGCGACTACTAGCCTTAAGGCAGTGGTTGAAGCCGATCAGACTTTAGGGTCGGTGGTCGATACTTCTATCGTTGACCGCTTCGAGCCCTTCGATGTTGGAACTCAATCATCCATCGGATATTGGGGCGGTATCTTACATGTTCGTGTTTGGGCTGTAGGGACTTAAGAGAGGACTACATGACAACGTTTGCACTCACTGATGCAGTGATAACGATTGATGAGAACGACCTTACCGGCGACTCCAGTAGTGTGGCGTTGAACGCTACTGCCGATGAACTGGAATCTACGACGTTTGGTAGCACCTACCGGTCAAAGATCGGTGGTTTAAAGACTGTCGAGATGACGCATGAGGGATTCTTTAACGTGGCCGCTAACCGGGTAGACCGGTATGCGTTCGCAGACTTGGCTACGACTACGGTCGTCCAGGTAGCCCCTACTTCGACCGATGGCGATACCGCTTATGGTTTCAACGGCCAACGGTTGGATTACACCATCGGGGGGACCGTTGGGGACATCATGTCGGCAACGGGTCTTGTGTCTGGCACTTCCTCGGTTGGTCTGGTGACCGGTAAGCTCGCTTACCGTGACACCGGCAACGTGACGGTTGGCGCTACCGCTTCCGCCAACGCTTGTGATTTCGTTTCGGTCGCTTCCGGTGACACGATGTATATTGCAACTAGTTTGTTGGCGAACACTGCTGACACTTGTGATGTGGTTGTGGAACATGATGACAATAGTTCGTTCACTTCCGCCACTACTCATACGACGAGGAACTATACATCCACCACTTCGGAACTGTTTAGCCTCGGCACTGCTGGGACTACAGAACGGTACTGGCGAGTCACTGTGACGGTTGGCACTACCGGAGATTACACAATCCCCGCTATATCTATCCTACGCATTCCTGCGTAGCTCTACCCAAAGGATAAATGACAATGGCTACATTCGCCTTTATTGACGCTTACGTTGAAGTCAACAGCGTTGACCATAGCGATCATGTTCGCTCGGTTACTCTGCAGACTACTGCGGAAGAGTTGGACGATTCCGCTATGGGTGACACCTACCGGTCAAAGATTGGTGGACTCAAGGATGGTTCGATCTCCATTGAGTTCAATCAGGATTTTGCTGCGGGCGAAGCTGACGCTTCGTTCTTCTCGATCCTCGGCACTGTCGTAACTTTCGAGATTCGCCCCGACTCTGATGCTGCTAGCGCTACCAACCCTAAATATACCGGTAGCGTTCTCATCAACGACTACAGCCCTGTAGCTAACGGTGTTGGCGATCTCGCCACGCTCTCGGTTACTTGGCCCACCACGGGGACTATCACCAGAGCCACTTCTTGATAGATGGCGAATCGTGACTTCCAAGTCCGAGTTAAGAACGGTCGTGAACTTCGCTCTCGGTTACGGGGTGCGGAGAACAAAGAACTGCGTAAAGCGAACCGTGATTCGTACCAGAAGGCGTCGGAAGTTATCGCCGAACAGGCGAGGCTTAACGCTCCCGAGGGTGCTACCGGGAAACTGAGGAAGTCGATTAAGGGTAGAGGTACGCAGCGTGCGGGAACGGTGAAGGTCGGTACGGCCAAATCTGTTCCCTACGCTGGTGCTATCCATTGGGGTTGGAAGAAACGAAACATACAACCTAACCCGTTCGTGACCCGAGCGATACAGACCCATCTAGGTAAAGCTCGGAAGGTGTTTGAGCGGGAGATATCGAAAGTTGCTAAACAGCTATCCAGCTAAAGAAAGAGCAGACTATGCAAATTGACATCAACGACCTTACGCTTGATGAGATCGAGAAGATTGAGGACAGGACAGGGGTTGCTTTCAACCTCATTCAGGAGCGGTCTATAGCCAAGCTGGCTAGGGGTATCGCTTTTGTTTCTCTGCTCCGTGGTGACTCGGGGTTGGCCGACGATGAAGCTTGGATGCAGGCCGGTTCCGTGAAGATGGCCGATGCCGTGGCGATGATTTCCGACGACGAGGTGGAAGAACTGGACCCTACCAACGCAGCAAGCTGATAGCTAAGCTGCGGTTAATGTCCGAGTTCGGGTTTGGTTGGGGTGAGTTGCATCAGTTGACTCTTGGCGAGTTCAACCAGATAATCAGTCTGGTTGATGACCGGGACAAGCAGCAGGAACGAGAACGAAAGTTCGCTGAGATGAGGAAGCGGTAAGCGTGGCCACTAAGCCTATTGTTATCGAGATCGTTGGTGACAGTAAGAAGTTCAATAAGTCCGTCGATAAGATCGACACTAAGATGGGGAAGCTTGGCGGCTCCGTCAAGAAGCTTGGCGGGCTGTTCGCTGGCGCTTTCGCTGTTCGCAAAATCGTCGATTTCGCCGGAGAGGCAAGTAGACTTGCGGAGGAAGCGGACGCCATCAACGCATCTACTGAGGCTCTGATTGAGTCTACTGGCGGGGCTGCTAACGTCACTGCCGACGAGGTGCAACGCCTTTCAGATGTCTTGCAGGAGTTCTTGCATGTGTCTGATGACACTATCCAGGAGGGCAGCAACCTACTTCTAACCTTTACGAATATCAAGAACGAGGTCGGTGAGGGTAACGACATCTTTAACCGTGCGACTGCGACCGTGCAAAACATGGCCGCAGCGTTCGAGACGGACGGTAAGTCTGCGGCCATCCAGCTCGGTAAGGCGCTAAACGATCCTATTGCGGGCATCACTGCGCTCTCTCGGTCCGGTATCCAGTTTACCGAAGACCAAAAAGATATGATTAAGCAGATGGTCGAGTCGGGGGATATCCTCGGTGCCCAAAAGATCATCCTTGACGAGTTGGCCGTGCAGACCGAGGGTGCTGCGGCTGCTAGCGCTACTGCTGCCGACAAGATGAAGATTGCTTGGGATGACGCCAAGGAAGAGATTGGCCGTTCGCTAAACGAGATTCTTGTGCCCTTGATGGATTGGGTTGCTAACGAGCTGCCGGGGTGGACCGAACGTTTCAAGGACGGACTGTCCAAGATTGATGACGCCATGAGGGACTTCGCCAACAGCGATACCGGCACTAAGATCCGGGAGTATTTCCAGGGGATCGCCGATGGTGTGTCTGAAAGCTGGGATCCGTTCTGGGCACGTTTCGGTCGTGGACTTGAGCGCATCGGCGGATGGCTCGACGCTTTCGAGGAGAAAGTTCAGCGTTGGTGGGCTTCTTTCCAGCGTGGATGGACTGATTTCGCTGCGGGTCTAGATGTTGTCTGGGGCCAGATATTGGAAGCGGTAGAGGCTTTCATAGATGGATGGGACTCCGTATATTCGTTCTTCGAGTTCTTCATTAATGCTCTGATGGATTTTTGGCAGACAGTGGATAGGGTCAAGAACTATCTTGTTGAGTCCTTTATGAGGCTTCCGGGTGATCTTGCTTCCGCTGCTGCTGGTATGTGGAACTTTATTTCGGAAGGCTTCCGGGCTTCCATCAACTACGTGATTGATATGTGGAACGGTTTGCGGTTCCGCACTCCCGACATTCCTTTGGTCCCCGGCGACCAGTCGATGGATATCGGGGTTCCTCAGATACCGAGGTTGGCGGAGGGTGGCATCGTGACTCGTCCCACGTTGGCGGTTATCGGTGAGGCTGGACCGGAGGCGGTTATCCCTCTGAGTTCTAGCCGGAACGCTCCCGGTGTTGCCGGTGGGGTTACGATCAACCAAACGATTTACGCACAAGACGATATTGAGTTGGGTCTAGAGAAAGCGCAACGTAAGATGGCGATAGAGCTAGCGGGGCTGCGGTAAGATGGCAGATTGGCAGTTTGACCTAAACGGCGATGTGACCATCGGGGACTCGACGAACTACACGGTTCTTAACACTCCCGGACCTAAGGGGCTGCTGGGTACCGCCAAGAAGGTCCAGACGTTGAAACAGCGTGGATACGGTATGGGCCAAGTCGGTAACCTCGCCACGTACACGACTCGGTTGATCACTATCCCTGTGATGGTCTTGGGTTCTTCCCCTTCTGATGTCCGCTCGACTGCTCAGACTCTGCTCGATGCTTGGGTGTTGTCCACCTCAGATAAGTACCTTGATGTGCAGTTGCCTGGGTCTACGGTCACGGAGAACAGGTTTTATGGGCAGCCCACCGAGGTTGCGGAGATTGATGTTTCGCACTACGGGACGGACGTCCTGTCTTTCCTGCTGACTTTCGAGGCTTTGGACCCGTTGGCCTACAACGGTACCGCTGAGGCGGATGACGCTAACACCGGGACGTTCACGGTGACTAATCAGGGCAACATCGCTTCGGATCGTTGCACTGCGACTATCAACCTTGCGGGGGGTACCACTCCCGTACTGACCCACAACGGTGAGTCTAGGGCTGTTACTTGGACCGCTAACGTTGCTGCTGGCACTAGGGTGATAGACTTCAGGGAACAAACTGTCGTTGATGGTTCTGGGTTGAATAAGTTGAGCGAGGTTACTCTTTCGGCTTCTTGGCCCCGGCTTCTGTCTGGCGGTAACTCGTTCACTATTGCGGGTGCAACAGACGTTGATTTCTCGTTTCGTTCGGCTTGGAGTTCGTAGGGTATGGCTACAGAATCGGCACTAGGTAACGACATTCTCGACAACACTATTGACACTACCTACATGACGTTAGCTAACGCTTCCGGCACTGAGGTAACTGACCGTGTACAGATATCGTTGACTGCTGGGTCTGGTGGCGCTGCTGCTTCTGATACAGATTTGACGTTCACTGGTAACGCTACAGATACTGGTGTGACGTGGGAGATCTGGGACGCTGCCAGTAGCGGTAACTTACTTATGACCACTCCGACTGCGGAACGTAACGGTATCCCCACAGTTAATGCGGTGACTATCGTGATGGCTTCCGGTGACCTTGAGATCGAATTCTTCTAAACCAAAGGATATTTAACGATGGCATTATACGGAGCTCAAGCTTCTGAGATTGTGGTCGCTGCTGCTAACGGTGGCGACACTCTTCTTAATTGGCGACAGAACGGCAGGACGTTTGAACTGCGACGGTTCACAGTTTCCTTCAACGGGACTACCGCTGCAGATGAACCGTTCCTTGTCGAGGTATGTAACCAGGGGCAGACCGGCACCAAGTCTGACGTTACCGAGTACAGCTTGGACACCGGTAACGATGCCCTTGACGCTACTGCGCACCATACTTACACTGTCGAGCCGACCACTAACGGAGTTATCCAGTCTTTCTATCTGACGCCTAATGGTGGCACCTACAGCGAGGCTTATGTCCCCGGTGAGGGTCCTATCGCACAGAACGGTGAGGCTATCGGCATCAAGATCACTTCCTCTTCGGGTGCGACTACGTGTGACGCTTCCGTGTCGATGGTGATTGACGAATAATGGCGGTTACGGCCGTTGGTCTTGTTGCTGCAGTTTCGGGACCGAAGCTTACTCAACAGCCGATAATAGAACATGGGGACATGTCGGTACCGGCCTATTTGGCTGGTGCCGTTACTTTCGTCGGCAAGTCTTCTTTCGGTGTTCTAGTTGACCGGTCGTGGCCGGTTACCGGTTCCCCTGCTGTTGGCTTGTGGTCTGCTCGGGTTACGGCCCCAGACGGCACGTTGGTTGCTGGTATCCCCACTGCTGCACTCGAGCCTATCAATGAGAGTCGGAACGCTCCGGCCACTTGCGGGTTTACTCTCCCGGTGTCAGAGCAGACCGCTTCCGACATTATGGACGCTTCAAGCGACGAGATCGAGTTGCACGTGTTCCGTGACGGTCTGTTGATGTTCGCCGGTCCGGTGATAAACATTGATGCTGACGGTTCGATGATGACCGGCCATGCTATTGAGCCGTGGTGGTACTTCGATCGTCGTGTGGTTGGGGATCTTTCTGAACCGCCAAACATCCTTCCCGAACCGGATTTCTCTAGACCCCCTCTGTTTATGGCCGCTTCTGATAGTCCGTTGACGTTGCAGGATAACCGTTGGTGTTATACGAGACAGTTTCAAATTCATCCTGTCCCGTTCTTCCGGCCACCTTTGGCTTCAGATATCGACCACAACAACACTACCGTTGTGTTGCCGGGGGCCGGTTCCTCGATGCAGATGAACGGTCCGGCAGTGTACGATACCGACGGTATCCCCCTGCTCGTCCAGTTGGTTACGTTCGATTCCGTTGCGTATGATCGGCGGGCGGTCTTGTCTGCTTGGATCTATGTCGATTCTTTGACTGATGACACTTGGCACGGTACCGGTATCTCTCTTAACTTGATGCCGGAGCGTAGTACTTGGAAGCAGAACAATTGGTTCTCTATATATACCGAGAACGATCTCGACTATTGGACAACCTCGATGGTTCGATCGAATGACCGTCACGGCGAGTGGCGTCTGTTGGCTTGCGCTGTTGATGTGCCCGCTAACTATTCGGGTATCTATAAGGTGATGCTTTGGTCGGGTCCGGGTGTCCAATATTTCTCGTCACCTAGTCTGGTTATCGAGGATCTTGTTTCGACTAACGGTGATTTGTCTGACAATATTTCGGCTTTGGTGACTCACGCTCAAGACGTTACTGTCGGTAAGTCTGACCTAAACATAACGGTTGACTCCCCGGACCTTGGCGTGCCGGGTGACTGGGTGTATTCGTACTTCCGCCACGACAATATCGGGCGGACGTTGGCTAGTTTCGCTTCGAACGGTTGGTGTGAGTACCGGATGAGGCAGACGGTGGCTCCTGCTACTGCGACTAGGGAACTGGTTGTGGATGTCGCTGACACAGTCCAGTGGAAGCCTTCCCTAGGGTTTCGTCTGGGTGCTGACGGTAGGGGCAACGCTGAGTCTGCGCATTCGGATCGGATGCGGAGCACTAGCTCGAACTCTGTGGCTGCTCAAGGTCGCACTGTGGGCCCTTGGCGTGAGCAGGCTCATGCGCAAGACGCTGATGCCTATGGTGGTTTGATTCTTGAGGAGGTAGTGAAGGCGGGCGACCAGGTTTACGGTCCCGCCTTGCAAACCTTTGCTGACCGGTATCTTTCGGTGTCGGTCGCTGAACAGATAGTGAAGATTGATTGCAGTCCGGGTGACCGGAGGGTGACGGGGCTGCAAGTGTCTGACACGACGACTTTGGCGGTTGATTTCGGTGGGTTGAAGGTCGATGCGTTCGCCTCTGACGTTGACGACTTCGGCGGGGTGCATACGGCGACGGATCCCACTCGGTGGCGTGTCGTGTCTAAGAGTGTCCGCCCTGCCGACGATCAGGCCACGTTCACTTTCAACGTTCAGCAGTTCGGTGTGGTGCCGATACCGGACCCTCAACCTACTATCCACGGTCTGGTTGATTGGGAGCATTCGTGGGACGCTTCTGAGCTCTACGTTGGCGATGTCGAAACGTGGGAGTCGGGGACTAG